CCACCGCCGTAGCCGCCACCGCCACCGCCATAGCCTCCGCCGCCTCCGCCGCCTCCGCCGCTAGAAAGCAGCCCAAGAGCCTCTATAAGGGAGTACCCCCGCATCATCAACTCTTCAAGCGTATAGGGGGCAGGGCGATTGTTCCGGCTCGACCCTGAGAGGTCGGGCATGGCGTAGCCTGTGCGCGCGTACCGCGCCGTGGACGCAGCGTTCTGCCGAGCAGTCGGTGTTCCGCTCTTCGATCTGCCTGACGCAGCCTGATTAAGAGATGCACCGTACTGAGCAGCCACACGCTTCTTTGGATCGCCAAAGAGCGTTTCCCAGAACCCGGCCATGCTACGCGCTCATTCCGCCCTCAGCGGCGGCACGGCGAGCGAGCGCCTGCACGCGCGCCTGATCCTTGCCGAGCTGAGTATCAGACTTCTGCGTTGACAGAGCACGCGAGAGCTCCCCGAGGAAGTTCGTCTGCGCGGTGTCCATGTCGGTACGCTGGCGGTTGAAGTTACCGAGCATGTCGTTGCGTGCCTGATCGTAGAGCGTCGACTGCAGCAGGCCACGCGAAGCAAAATCGCCCATCTGACCCTGATAGGAATTACCGTAGGAGGTCGAGCGATCCTCCTGGTTCCATGAACCAGCCCCGCCTTCCGCAGTCGGCTTGACCCAGCCGAGGCGGAGCAGCGAGTTGTTATAGTCCTGCGTGCCCTTCTCGCGCGTCGAGGTATTCTCAACCTCGAAGTCGCGGAGCTTCTGCTCGAGCGCCGACACTGCACTCTCGTACTGCGAGTCCTGCGCGAGCCAGTCATCATCAGAGAGACGTGGCGGTGCGACTGCAGCAGCTGCAGGAGCTGCGTAGCCTCCACCACCGCCATAGCCGCCGCCATCGTAGTAGCCGCTCCCACCGCCACCCTGATTTGCGGCGACCATCGAAGCAGCCTGGTTTGCAACGTTCATCACCCCAGAAAGAGGGTTCAGGATCGTTGAGTTGCCGGGCTTCTTCGGGGCGTTCTTCCGCCCACCCATACCTTCTAGTGCCATGAGTAGCTACCTTTCCTAGATGCCCGAAGGCTTGCCAAGTGCTCGCTGCTCGAGCGCTGCTTTACGCGCCTGTAGGCGCTGGTCTCGCTGGGCGTACCCCGCCATGTTCGTGACAGCACCGCGCGTCGGCGCGATCTGCCCCGAACCATACAGCTTCGCCCCCGCGGCTCCGGCGCGAAACCCGCCGCCAGCCGTATCGATGCCAGGGAGCTTTGGCTGCGTCACATTCGTAGACGGACGCCCATCACGACGCGGGAGCGCACTCGCAGAGCCGCGCTGTGTAATCACCGGCGCTGGCCGCAGCGGGCGCGGCTGTGGTACTTCCCTCATACCACAAAATCGTACCCTACGAGATAGCTTTCGACACTGCTTGTGCCGGCGTGACCTCAGCGTGCAGCGAGAATAGGCGTACTGGTGCGGTCTGGTCGTCACCTCTGGTGTTGAATACGACCTGGAACTGAATCTGCCGGAACCGCAGCTTCTTCATGAACTTGGTGAACTTCCGTTGCGCGGTAGCTCCGAGCTCCGGCCTAATGGTCTCAACCGACAACCCCTGTGCGACGGGGCGGCCCCATGTTCCAAAGAGGAGCTGCCCCCAAGTAATGCCCTTACTGTGGAGCTCGCCCCACGTCACCGAGCCGCCGTACACGATGGGGAGCGCTGTGCCTCGCGCCTCCATGCGGAAAATGCCGTCGAGCCCCCACCAGAACATTCGCTTGTAGAGCTGCGGAGTGTCCATCGAGAGAACCTTCGTGCGCACAGTGCATTGGAAGTCTTCGTAGTCAGTCGTGATCGCATCTGTGATGCGGTACAGTGGCGCGACAGTCGCGCCAAGCGGCCTGATTGCACGCATCGCATATGCCTGCGGGTTTGGAAGATCAGCGTTGCGGCGCTCGAGGATACGCCCAATTCCGCCGCGTGACGGCGTGCGCCAACGGCTCCATGCCCGAGTCACGAGCGAGAACACATAGAGCGTGTCATAGAACGTGAAGAGTGCTCGGCCGTTGAACACCGACACTGCAATAGGCACGATGAATCCTGATCGGCTACTAGAGGTCTGAAACTTGATCGCTTGTGAGATCACCTGAGCACGCCCATTGAGATACTCGTAGGCGCGGTCATCGTAGAAAAAGTAGAAGTAGTTCTCATACGACTCGATTGCCCACCGTGATGTGAGGCCTACGTTAGGCACCGACACCTCAATCGAACCTGTTGCCGGGTCGCTGTTATATGAGAACTTGTAGATCGAGCTCGTGCGAAAGACGAGCAGCGACTCGTAGTAGCGCTCGATGGCGACGATGTTCTGGCCGTCGCCGCGAGCGATATCGATGAACTCGGGGGCGGCCGGCCAGAACGGGGTCATACCCAGCAGCTTCGAGAAGTAGAGGCGGCTACCATTCGCCGTCGCCTGCTCGCCCTGCGCTACCCAGAGACGAAACTTAAACGCGACGATGACTGTGCCCTTGGGCATGTTCGGCTCAGCAACAAAGCCAAGCGTCGGCGACCAGTAGCCGCCGGGGTTCGCGGAGCTCGTCGGAGCAAGCAGCCAGGCCTTGTCGTCGAACTGAGTCATGGCCGTGGCTGCGAAAGTGTTCGTGAGCAGCATCCAGCTACCGCCAGAAAGGTAGTAGGTCTTCGAGAGCCCGTCACTGGCGATGAGGTACTCAGCCCCAGCAGGGGTGTAGAAGAGGCCGAGCAATATCATGTTGCCGGTTGAGCCCAGCGGGAGGTTGACCCCAGTGTCGTGAAACGGCGGCCGAGACACCAACGAGCCGTCGAGATCGAGCTCCATGTTGAGTAGCTCTGCGAGGCCGTCATCTGGCACCGCCGATGGGTCTGAGAAGGTGTTCAGCCCCTTCATGAATGGGCCAAGCTGCACTGCGCGCTTCGGGCTTGCCACGACGGCCTCCTAGTCGACGAGATTGATGGTCTGAAAGGTGAGCGACTGGCCGCCTCGCTCTTCGTCGTTCATGGAGGTCATGCGATCAGCGTACTGCTTGATCGACACCTCCTGAGACTGCGGGTTATCGTCCATCTCATGCGCCTTCGCCATGCAGAAGTCGATGAGCGGCAGAAAGTATTCGTCGGTGATCTCGAGGAGCTTGTTGGCGTCGTAGGAGGTCTCAGCCGCCGGTGCAGCGGTGAAGTAGATCGACAACTGCTCAGCAGCGGCCGGCGTCGGCCAGATGACCACCTCGTCGCCCCAGCGATACCAGAGACGAGGCTCGCCCGTGGCCGTGACCGGGTACTCCTCGAGGTTCGCGTCGATGGTGGTGAACTCAGTCGGCACGAGCCGGCGGTCGCCGCAGCGCACGCTCTCGATCTGCATGATCGGCTTGCCGAGCGCCAGCGTGTAGCTCGACTGGCCGGGCATCGTCGTGCTGACACCCTTGGCCTTGAGAATCTTGTTCTGGCGCGCGATCTCGTACTGGCCTTGGTTGATCCACCGGAGCAGGTCACCCTCTTCGAGCTGCACGCCGGACTCGTCACCGAAGCTGCGCCGCACGTTGGCGACGACATCTCCCCACGTCTTCGTCGGTGCTGCGTACCCCATGATCTACCTCTCGATCTTGTGTCCGTTGAAGTTCAGATAGTGCCTTCGATCCCGGCCACCGGAGATGTAAAAGGCAACAAGCTCCTCAGCTTCAAGCGACTTCTCCTCTTGCTGCTTGAGCTGTAGCATTCGGGCGGCCGTCTCCTCAAGCTCCATCTCGAGCAGGATGTCGTTGGCGTCACGGCGGCCGGCGTCACCTGCCCAAATCGCCGCGAGCACTTTCTGCGGCGCGGCCATCTCCTCGTGGGTGATGTAGCGCACGACGGTCTGCGGAAGGCCAGGGGTGCGGTTCACGACACGATACGGAGCCTCGCCGCCGCGATCCCGCTCGGGAATGAACTCGAGCTGGAAGTACGGGTTGTAGTCGGCGAGAATCTGAGCGAAGCGCATGGCGTTGCCGTCAAGCACCTGGCCGTGCTCGGGGCTGTAGACACCAGCGCTTCCCAGCGCAAGCCCGCTCACTTGCCGAGCTTTCCGTACTTGCCTATGTAAGTAGGCTGCTGAACGCCAAGTCCGAGGATGTATCCCCAGCGCGGCGAGGCATACACCTCCAAGAAGCGCACTGCTGCGTAGCCGATGAAGCCGACAACTACGGTGAGCAACGACTGATACGCTCCGAGGTCGACCCCGGTGAGTTTGAACACCGTGTCAAGAATGAACACGACGACGAGGGGGAGAAACGCAGTGCGAATCGTCGAGTCGACGACCTGCTCGGCGCGGGGCTTGGGTTCAACGGTTTCAGTCATGACGAGCTCCTACTCAGAAAATGAAATCTCCCCCCATCGTAGACGATGAGGGGAGATTTCAGGGGAGCGTAGCTTACGCCTCTGCTCGTTTCCGTGATACGGTCAGCTTTCCGTGATGCCGGTGATCTTGCCGTGGGTGTTGCGACGCGAGATGGCGAGCTCGTGGTACTCGGTCATCTCTGCACGCCATGCGTCCTTCGGGCCACCGCCGGACACATCCTGCTTCCACATCGAGCCGTCGCGGTCGAGCCACGACCACGCCTTGTCGCGGTAGAGGGTGAGGTCGCTCATGTCGAGGAACTGAATCTCGCCCTTCGGCGCATCCAGGTCGACGAGCATCTCGATCTCGCCCGAGGGGCCGTCCGAGGTGAACTTGAGGCCGGAGAAGCCGCCCTCATGCTCGGTGCGGTTGACCGTCTGACGCAGCGACATGAGCTCCTTCGCGTAGGCGCGGCGAACGCCCTGCGTGGTAATCATGAGGCTCGTCTTCCCGCCAGCGGCGAAAATCTGATCCGTCATGAGGGTCATGTCCTCTTCGATGGTGACCGGGTTTGCTCGCTTGGTGAGCTGCTGCGCCTTCCACACCGGCTGCAGCGCGGGGTCGATGTCATACAGCACGCCAGTGTTGCTGATGATCGACTTGAGGCCCGTGATCTCGCGGTTGCCCTGTACTGCGTGACGGCCCGAGCCGGCACGGGTGACAAAGCCGTTGGCGACCACAGTTTGCGCCGAGGCGAAGGTGATGTTCCGAGTAGCGTAGTCCACCGCGACGATGCGAACGCCGGTAGCGGTCGCTGTGCCAGCGGCATCGTAAATGTCCACGTAGTCGTCGGGGCCAAGGCCTCGTGCCGAGTCAGTGATATTCGCAGTCGCGGTCGCCGAGCCTGCCGAGAAGTAGCCCAGCGCACCGTTGCCGTTACCGAAGAGCTGACGGTTGAAGTCGCGGCCGAGGTCGCGGGTGAGGCCTTCGGTCTCCTCCGTGATGACCTTGGCGAACGCCTTCGGGTTGGTGTCCGACAGTGCGACCGAGGGGCCGGTCACGCGGATTGCGCCGTAGCCGTACTTGAGCTTGACGCGCCCGCCGTCGTACTTCTGCTGGCCGGCTGCCGGCAGCACCTCGTCCTCGAGACGCGAGCCGATGCCCGAGTTTCGACCGACGTGGATCGGGAAGTAGACGTACTTGCCGCCGAACTCCTGCGAGATGTTGTCCGAGCTCTTGGTGAGCCGGCTCATGAACACCGTGTAGGTGTCGAGCTGCTCGACGATACGCGGGGTGTAGACCTCTTTGAGGATGGGGGTGATGGAGTTGATGTTCGCCATCGTTCTGCCTTTCTAGGACTGGTTTGCAGCGTTCGCGGTAGCGAGCGTCTGAGCGACGAGATCATTGAGATCGTGCTTCGACATCTTCGCCACATTCGGCTGCTGACCGGGGATGTCTCCGCCGGTCGTGGTAGGAAGGGGGTTCGGAGCACCATTTCCAGCACCGAAGCGCTGAGTGAAGTACGCCGCTCGCTGCTGCAGCTCTGCGGCTGCCTCATCGAGCGTAGGCATCCGGCTG